CAGAAACATGAACAACAGAAGAATTTTCATCGGCTTACAGCACTTCGCAGAGGGCGAGGGGGACGGTGGTACAAGCGTAACAGCGCACAGACAGGTGTAAATCTTCCACCTATGCACCCGTTCTGCCGTTCTACAACGCTCCCTGTTCTGCCGAGCGAGGAGGATCTTGATAAAGAGCTTGCCGGGCTTTACGATGCTAAGACAAAGCAGATATACACGCCGAATACCGACAGCCACGTTAAAATTGATGATGCGGGCTTGCAAAGCAGCGATGAGGGTGATATAATAACAGAAAAGAGAGAAAATCCCTATCATGCAAAAGACGGCAAGTTTACAAATACGCCGGGCGGGAAAACAAGAGAGAAAATCAAGGAAATCAAGGTTAATGATGATGGCACGGTAACAACCGTTTCGGAGGTATTGCCTAAAACAAAATATGCACCGTCACCGCAGAGAAATCACAAAGGCATACAAGTGAGCCAAAACAGATACGGTAAATTGTGTTCAGCATTTAAGGAACGCTATCCTAACGCTACCAAAGGCTCAAAAGGTGTAATTTACGACGATAAGTATGCGTATAAAGCTGAAGCGGATGATAAGGCGGAATCATTATAACTCATAAACGAATATTGAAGTAGGTGACAGGCAGATGAATAAAAGTGAATTTGAAAAATATAACACTCCTTTTCAGCGATTGTTACGAAATATGTTTGCTGATAGTATAAAAGACGAATGGAAAACGAATGAAGAAAGAGACTTATTTGATAAATTTTTCTTTTTGCTTGGTGCGGCGGAACAGTACGAGGTTGAAGAAGAAATGACTGAGTATATTAAGGTTCATCCTGATGTAACTATTGACGAACTGGACGATTATTTCGAAGAAATTGTTCCTCCGGGCTTGCCACCCTGCGCTTCTGAGTGGGAAGATGACGAGGACGAAGAAAAAACTTGAAATTGTTATTTTTAGCCGCTCTTTAAGAGCGATTTTCTTATACCCGTGTGCAATTGATTGCACAAAACTTAATAATTTTACCGCTCCATGAGGGCGGTATTTTTATACCCACAACACAGAAAGGAGCAGTAATTTGTTCGTGCAGTATTAGGAGAATATTATGGAAAGAATAAAGGAATTTTTGCTTGATCACTCAGAATTTATGATAGCAGGGACTATAGGCGGTCTGCTGTCGGTAGTTATAGGAATGCTGATAAAATGACACTGATACAAGGATATTTCGGCATAATCGAATTATGCCACAGTGACAGGTACGACCTATTACTTGTGGATATGGAACTCAGATGCCTTGAAGAAATCGGGATACTGCTCAGGTATAACCATAACCACGATCCGCACACGGGTAGGTTTACAAGCGGTAGCGGGGTTGACAACGGCGGGGAAAGTGGTATAATATAACTAGACGATATTGAAATAGGAAAGTCGCTAAGTGCAAAAGCTAAGAATTATAATATTATGGATTTGCAAACAGGTGATACTTTTCATTTTTCAGAAGGAACAAAAATACAAGATGTACAAGTTTTTGCCGGGAAAGGTTCAAAAACTATATTTCGTAAAGCTGATAAATACGCAGAACGATACGGTGGAAAGCCTGAGGACTAGCAACACTGCAAAGGTAAGGGCGTTGTTGATTATTATGGCGAAGAACGTAAAGCAGAAGTACATTGGGTACAATGCGAAAGCGTAGGTAAACATGAGTTTTTTATAAAGGAGTGGTTGGAATGAAAGTAAAGTATATCGGTAAAGAACTTGTGGCAATTGAAAAAGGGAAAATATATAATGTTATATCAGTTGAAAAGGGTTGGTTTCGTATAATGACAGAACTTGACGAAGATTATTTGTTCCCGCCTGAGCTTTTTGAAGTAATTGAAAGTTAACAGCAACCACAATTAAACATAAATTAAGTACATCTGAAAGGGTGTGCTTTTCTTATGCCCAAAACTGAATAAATCATCCACTCCGAAAGGGGTGGATTTTTTATACCCAATTTTCTGAAAGGAGCGGTTAAATGTCCGATGATTTATTCACTCTTGACTTGTCCGGAATGGACCTTAAAGATCTCATTCAAGTAGTAAACGAAATGGATAGCAAGCTGAACAACAAGATTATCCCCGAAATCCTTGAAGAAGTCGGCGATGAACTGATAGACGAAGAACGGCGAATGTTGCAGGGCAGGTCGAATAAAGACCGCCCTTACCGCCGCTGTGCGTAATATGGACGATGTTTACCGCACAACGCTGAACAAGGTACAGCTTATGATGGGCACAGGCTCAATTACGCTTAATGAAGCAATCGACCTTGCAACAAGGGATTTTCTCGACAAGGGCATAAACTGTATCGTATACGCAGACGGCAGGCGAGTTAATATTGCCGATTATGTGCGTATGGCACTGCGCACAACGTCCACAAGGGCAACATTGCAGGGTGCGGCTAAACGCTTTGCAGAGCTTGGATATGACACTGTGCTTATATCGCAGTACGGCGGCTGTTCAAAAACGTGTGAGCCGTGGCAAGGCAAGGTTTACATAGACGATGTGTTTACCGTATGGAACGGCGAGAGAAGCGGCGACTTCGGCAAGTCAAACTACTGCGACAAGTGGTTTATGCTGTTGTCTGTGGCAATCCGAGGCGGGCTGTTCCACCCTAACTGCCGTCATACTATGGGGCAGTACATAGAGGGGCTTACAAAGATACCTCAGCCGATTCCTGCCGAGAAGATACGGGAACAGCGAGCGCTCGAAGAAAAGCAACGTGCCATGGAGCGCAAGATAAGAGCGCTCAAACGCAAGGTTGAGGGCACGCAGGACGAGAAGAAGGTCAAGGAGTATAAGCGTAAGCTCCGTGAGGAGCAAGGCAAGCTCAGAGAGTTTATCAAAGAGCACGACGATGTTCTTCGCAGAGATTATTCAAGGGAGAAGATCTACAGCGGTAAGGGTGAGCCGAAGCAGGCAGCTCCGAGAACGGAAGAAGCGCCTGTTAAAGCTACCGATACCGAAAGCAAAAATCCTGTTCCGACAGATAAAGAACCTAATATTCCTCAGTCGGATAATAACGTTTCTGAACCGGAAAATAACGTTTCTAAGCCGGAAAATAACGAAAACACAATGAATTTTGTACAGCCTGAGCCTATAAAGCCTGTGCAGAGCAACGAAGACACAGACGATACGCCGACTGCGGTTGTGTCTGATGAAGCCGATGAAGCCGTTGAAACTGCCGAAACGACAAAAAACGTACAGGAAACTGTAAAACAGCCTGTTGAAACAGTGACAGACAGCGAAGAAGCTGTACAAAATTTTACAGATGATACTGTTGACAATTCGGATGAAAGTGATATAATAGAAATAAGGCAACTTGCACAGAAAAATGAATTTGATTACCGAGATTACGAAGAGGTTATTGACGAAGAAAGCGTTGATAGTTTAAAGAAATATGTCAAAGATGAAATGGGAATTTCATATATTGCTGGCATAGATAAACTTAAAAACGGTCATGTTGTGGGAGAGATACTTTCAACTATTAAGTCACTTTCTGATAAATACGGTGAGTGTTTCAGTAGAATAAGTTTACGTTACTACGGTAATGAAAGGACAGCCGCAGAAACAATAGGAAAAGAATTAGCCCTTAACATTGAATACATGAATCGACCTGATGCTTTAAGAGCAGTTTTAAACATATGGGAAAAGCGTAATTTTATACCGAAAGGCTGTAACACAATTCAGTATGTTGGAAAGCATGAGTATTTTCATTTGCTCTATTCAGACGATATTGCAAATCAAAATTCTAAAATCAATACTTTGATAAGAAGATATAAAAATGAAGGTGGAAAGCCTGTTTCAGAAAATTCACTTGTGGACAATCATGAGTTTATATCTGATTTGTTAGCCTCTACGATTTTAGATGCTAAAGCAAAGAAACTTATGGAACGAATAATAAAGTTGAAAGAAGGTTAACTATGTTGAAAGAAAATAAATGCGCTTTGTGTAAACATTTCATCTTTGATAGAACATGGATTAGAAAATGTAAAGCGTATCCAAATGGCATACCCGATGATATTTTTGATGATAACAGTGCTAACAAAGACTGCAAGTCGCAAATTTGTAATTTCGAGTATAAATCCGATAACGATTAACCGCCCACAGCAGTGAGCGGTTTTCTTATACCCGTGTGCAATTGATTGCACAACCAAACTTAATAATTTTACCGCCCCATTAGGAGCGGTATTTTTATACCCAAAATCAAAGAAAGCGAGGTAAAACAATGGAACCCGAAAAGAAAACTCCCGAAGAGGAGAAGAAGCCCGCTCCCGCAGCGGAGCAGAAGGACGAGCCCAAGCCCGAAGAGAAGCCCGCCGAAAACAAGCAGACGGACGATAACGGCATGGCAGAGAAGACACCGGTAATAAACAAACCGCATAAAAATGCGGTTTGAAAGAAATATGGTCGAGGTGACAAGATTTGAACTTGCGACCTCTGCGTCCCGAACGCACAAACAAAATGCTTACAAACGGCTTTACTATGCGAAATACAAATTTTCTGACACCCCCATTTGACACCCCTACTTATTAACTTATACTCTCAAGGTACTCGTCCAGCTTTGATATACTCTTACGCTTGTACTTCTCGTCCAGGTGCGTATATATAGACATAGTAGTCGATATATCAGCATGCCCGGCTTGCTCTTTTGCTGTGAGCACATCCACACCCGCCATATATAGCATGGTGATAAAAGTATGCCTGAGCCAGTGCGGAGTGATACGAGGTATCAAAAACGGCTTTTCTACGGGCGAGTGCTTCGCCGGGCGTTTGCCGCCCGTCTGCATACAGCCGGACCAGTCGCCGTATTTGATGTTTAGATCTGCGAGATAACTATCCCACAGTCTGCGCCACGCTGTATCAGTCATCGGTGTGCCTTTTACTGTCGGACATACCAGACCGAGAGGATCGTGCGGTGTGCTCTGCAGGTAGCTGATCAGCTTGCGAGGGATATACACGGTCCTTGTAGCCGCATCGGTTTTACCGCCCTGCTTTATGTGTGGTAAGCCTTTTATCAGCTCCACAGACTTTGTGACCGATATAGTACCTTCTTCAAGGTTGATATCTTGCCACGTCAGAGCAAGCAGCTCACCTCTGCGCAATCCTGCATACATCATAATCATAGCGGCCGTCTGAGCTCTATGCGGAGTATCGTTTATCCAGGACTGCTCCTCTTCCGTCAGAGCTCGGCGGGTAGATGATTCCGCAGATTTCGGTATCTTGACTGCTTCGGCGCAGTCATAGTCAAGTACACGATTTTGTATCGCAAGCTTTATGATCTGACTTGCCGTGTTGCGTATCTCGATAAGTGTTTTCTTTGCATACGGTTTTCCGGTACGCTCTGACGGCTCTGTGGCACAGTCGATTATAATGTCCTGGATGTCTGTAGCTTTGATTTTCGAGATGTTCATTGAGTACAGCGGTTCAAGGTTTTTGTACCTAGCACAGTAAGTGACATATCTTCCTGCCGATACTTCTATCTTTTTCAGTTTCAACCATTTCTCGCCCCAATAGCCGAAAGTATCACGGTCGGCCGTGAGGTCAAGACCTTTGTTCAGCTTTGTTTTCAGCTCCTGTACTTTCTGCTCAAGCTCTTTTGCGTTTGTAGCGTACACATACTTATACTGTTTCTTGCCGTTCTTGGTGCCGACGTACACCTTAGACTGCAAGCGCCCGTCATCACGGGCTTTGTTTTTTATCCGTGCCATTTTGACCTCCTATGTACCCGCCTTTAGTGACGGGTATTTTCCTTTATAAATGGCTTAAATTGTTCGTAGACTTTTCTTTCAAGCGGAGATTTCAAAAAGTTGTTCTTCTGGTACAGCTTTTTCATTCTTTCCGCTCTGTAGCCTGCCGCTTGTACTGACATATTGCACAGCTCGGCTATCTCGTCTGCAGTATGCAGATCAAGCGCCCAAAGGACACACGCAGGGGCAAGAAGACGAGCGGCGAACGTGTCTGCTTCAACTTCCTCGTCCGGTTTTATATCGTAACGCCTGCGGTTTAACTGCAAAACATCGGTGCCGAGATGCCCCAGCAGATAATGCCCGAGCTCATGAGCTATCGTGTATCTTCTGCGCTGTATAGGATGTCTATCATTGACAATTATGCGTATTGCGTTGCTGACGCATACAATCCTTCCGCTTTCGTCCTTGTCGAGCATATTTACATCGCTGTCATTGACTATGCCTATGCCGTAGTGCGTGCATATTTCACCGAGCGGTGTAGGCAGAGTACGAACATTGCATTCTATTAGGCACTTCCAGCAGGTGTCTCTGACAACGTTGTATCGTTTAATTTCCATAGATTTATCACCTCATGTCTATTATGCAACATGAGGTGATTTTTAATCAATAGGATTAGTAATCGTTGTTTTTTGTTTCTGCATTTAACAACTGAGTTACTTTTTCGTTTGGCAATTCAACTGTTCCCGGTGCATCTCCGTCACGAGCCGCTGTATATGCTGTTGTAGTGCCTAACTTCTGACGTTTCTTTGCCGCTTCTGCAAGCTCTTTGATAGCATCGAGAATTATCGCTCTTACATCGTCGGGGAAGCTTGCAAATCGTTCCATAACGCTTTTCTGATCTTCGGGCAATTGTAACATATCAAAAGGGTCAGTTGCAGGCTCACGGCCAAGCAAGTAATCTGTAGTTACATGGTAAAAGTCGGCGATTTTTATAAGTGCTGGCACACCGACACCTCTTTCGCCCGATTCGTATTTCTTGTATACGCCGAGTGAAATTTCGCAGTTGTCAGCTACTTGCTGAGCAGTTAGATTTCGTTGCTTGCGTAAAAATTTAAGCTTGTCTTTTAATTCCACGTTATCTCACCTCCTGTCTGCCTTATTTATTGTACCACAATTGTGGTCTAAAATCAAGTGCGGATTAAGTAAAAGATAACATTTGTTACATTTGAACAAAACTATAAGCCTACATTTGTGAACTCTTACAAAAGTGCACAAAGGTGGTGCAACTGTGTTGACAAAGGGTATCAAAAGTGGTGTTATTGTCTTGCGCAGAAACCACAAATGTGGTCGAAAAGCAGAAAGCGAGGTGAGAAAAATGGCAAATGAAAAAGAAATTCTTCGCAAACAGCTGGAACTGCTTGCGAAGAAAAGCGATGAATGCGTAGCGCTTGACGATTTAATCCTTATCAGCAACGCTATGTGCAATATTGCTAATGTGCTTATCGCTCTTTAGCTGCACTGCTTTTGCAAGCTCTGCTTCAGCAAGTATAGTAAAAGCACACTTATTGCCGACTTTAAGTGCACAACTTACATGACATGGAGCTGGCGTCTTATCGGCAGAAGCAAATGGACACGTCATAATAATCACCTCCTTTCGAGGTGATTATACCACAGCAAGGAAATAATGTAAAGGAGGTATAAATATGACGAAAAATGATGATGTAAAAATCGCAACCGAGCTCTATGAGAAGCTCCCGGAACACGAGAAAAAGCTTGCCGCCGCACTGATAAATGCAACGGCGGCACAGCTGCTTGCCATATCAATGGCATACGGCGATAAGGTAAAGGACAAGACAGCGTAAGACGCAAGGAAAAAGAGGTACACAATGGCAAGCATTAAGACGCAAGTACGCAACTGGGACTTCTTGCCCGTGATGCTGTCGCAGGAGTATCTTGCAGGGCTTATGGGTATCACGATACCCGAAGTCACAAGGTACTGCAGACTGGGCAAGATACCCGGTGCAAAGAAGGTAGGAAAATACTGGTTCGTTGAGAAATCGGTACTGAGAAATTACATGGAGGGACAAGCATGATGAAGAAACAAGTTATCCTGTACATACTTGCAAGAGCAGTACAGGCAATTGTAACGGCTCTTGTGTGCAATATAACAGCTATGCTGTTTATGAATGCGGCTTTCCAAGAGCGTGGATACCTCGCTGTCGGCGGCGAAATGTTACCCGTAGCGATGATAACCGTTGCGGTGTGGTGCTTGATGGGACTGCTCCTCAAAGAGTGGTACAAAGGTACACTGGCAATGTTACGGCTCGGGAAGGAGCATAAAGATGGCAGATAAATTGTTACCGTGTACTTGCGGTGGCAACGGTGTAACGGTCGATGCTGAGCCGCCCAAAGAAGAGCGGGAAAGCTGGGAAAAGCACGGATTTAACGCACCGAGACATTTTGCGGTACGTTGTGACAAGTGCGGAAAACAAACGAAGCCGTACAAACTGAAGACACCGGCATGGAAAGAGTGGAACAGGTCGAACCGAGAAAAGTGCAAGTACAAGCTGTTTAACAGCAAGCAAAAAGCTATGGTAATGCGGCGGATAACGGCGATGTTAAAAGACGCTCGTGACGAATGTCCGGACGATGAAACTATTAAGGGATATGCGGAAGATCTTTACGACAGTATTCTCGCCGCCGCAGAGAAAGGAACAAGCAATGTCAGAAAAACTGATAAAAAGTAAACAGCGAGTTAAGGATTTTGCAGAAGTGTTTACGCCGAAACATATCGTCAAGGATATGTGCGATTTAGTACCCGAAGAGATGTGGGTAAGCGTTGATACAACGTTTCTTGAACCTGCCTGTGGCACTGGCAACTTTTTAGTTGAGATACTCGAACGAAAATTCAAACTCTGCCAGAGTTGGGAAGACGGTCTGAGGGCACTGAAAAGCATCTACGGTATGGATATACAGGCAGATAACGTCGAGGAAGCCAAAGGTCGGCTGTTTGATATGTATATCAAGCAGTACCCGAAGTCACCGGCTGTATCGGGGCTAATAGCAGCGCAGATACTCGAAAATAACATCGTGTGCGGTGATTTTATCAAAGACCAGATGATAAACAAGAAACGGAGGCGGAAATGAAATTTAAAGTTAGCACAATGGTTACTTCCTATAAAGAGGTAATGGCAATTGTTCAGGCGCTTGCCGGCGTTGTAAACAATATCAATGTAACAGACTGTGAAGGCGAGGAGAACGAAGACGACGATGATTAGATATGACAAGCCGATTATCAAGACCGCCGCAGAAATGAAGCCCGGCGACATCTTCCGTACTGAGTACGGAGATTATGGCAACTGGTGTGAGTTTGTTTTTGAAAGCTGTAATGCACACCTTTTCGATGCGACAGAAACACACTTCCATAGGAAAGGACATACGCAAAGCGAAACGTGCTACAGTATGACAAACATACGCAAAGTGGTCTATGAGGTTGTCGGTAGAGAATAAAAAAAGAGCTCCCCGAAGGGAGCAAAACAAATTTTACACAAGACCAGTATAACACTGGCAGAAAGAAAAGTCAATGGATATCAAAAAAAACTTACAGCCGAACTGAAAGACGCAAAGCTCGGCAGATACGAAAACGTTGTTAAGCCCTATGTGCTTGACGAGATCTGCATTTTTGCAAAGCGGAACAGCGAATTTGCACAGGCTATAGAGCAGTCGGACAAGTCTTTTGCCGACTGCCTCAAGGCAAGCGTTGCAGGAGCAAAAGAACACATATCTGACCTTGATTGTTACAAGCGTGCTGTTGCGTTTTACTTTCCCGGTGCGGATATAAAATGCACTATGACGCTTGATCTCGGTGACGGCGGATTCAGCAACAGTAAAACTTCCACAGAAGCAGACAGCGGCAAGTTACAGCTTGACCTTGACAGCCTGCTCGACTTCTGAGGTGCGGCAGTATGACAAGAAAAGAAGCCGAAAGCTATACAGACAATTTTCCGCCGCTTACAGCAGAGCTTGAGCGTGAGCTTAGAAAGACGTTGCCGATGAAGTATCTTATTATAGATAATGACGGCACAGCATATTGCACAGCATGCGAAGAAAAGCTGCATCCCGGTGAGTATGACAGCTCAGTTAAACATAGGCAGACTACTTTTTGCACAAGCTGTGACGAAACTGTCACTGCGATATACAATTATCACAATTTTCACGGTTCGGTAGTGGAATGTAAATCAAATGTCGGAGTGTTTTTGTCAGACGGCAAAACCGATAATCTGTACATACGTTTCTACACGGTTACGCTGTTTTTTAATGCTCGTGAAATTATGCCGCATATCGCAATCAATGAGGTTCAGCGGTATTTGTTCACGGCAAATCAGGCGTTCCGTTATGGTCCTAAATACGCATGGGAGAGTAAAAACGGTTACTACGCAAAGGTAGTGACAGGCTGGGGGCTGCGAACAAAATTTGGTAAACCTGTATTTCAAAATTGTTGGGATTATTATACCTTTGTTAATTTTCCCGCATTAAAAGGAACAGCTTGCGAGCATTCGGCAATGAGCGAGAATTTCGGAAGCATATCATATCTGCGGTTCTGGCAGTCGCACAAAAATGTTGAGGCGCTCGTTAAGTGTGGCTTATATAATAGCGTAGAGTGCAATAAAGACATGATCAACTGGGCTGAAACCGAACCGCACAAAATGCTCGGTGTAACAAAAGATGTTATGCGGGCAATCCGCAAAGGACAAATCGGGTACAGAGATTATTTTGAAGCGAGAGAGGCATTTCCTAAGATTATCGACCTTAAATGTCTTATTGATACATTCAATTTTGTTCACTATTCTTTTGGCACACTTGACGAACTTGAAAAAAGACTCGTTTTGTTACCTGCCGACAGATACGAAATTATGAAGTATCTTGTAAAGCAGAAAACCCCGATTTATGACTATATGGATTATGTCCGTATAATGCAAAGCTTCAACGCCGATTTCAGCGACAGACAGATATGCTTTCCGAAAAATCTTAAAGCGGCTCACGACCGTGCAGAAGCTATGCGACAGGCACGGGAGCTTGAAGAAAAAGCAAAGAAAAACGCTAAACTGGCTGAACAGCTGAACACTTTGAAATTAAAGCGAAAGATACTTGAATTTTCGATTGGTGATTACTTTATCCGTCAGCCTGACAGCACGGACGAAATAGTCGCCGAAGGTCAGAAGCTAAGCCACTGTGTCGGCGGCTACGCCGAAAGGCACGCAACCGGCAAGCTGACAATTATGTTTCTCCGCCGAAAATCTGCACCGGACGAACCGTATTACACGATAGAGGTATCAAACGACTATAAAATAGTCCAGTGCAGAGGTTATAAAAACAACTGGGTTACAAACGGCGGGCAGGAAAAGCCACAGGAAATAATCAATGTCGAAAAGATGTATCAGCAGTACCTTGACGGTATTGCGGCGAAAAAATCAAAAACAAAATCAAGGAGGAAAACAGCATGATAATTCCCGGACTTCGCACACCGCCTGCGGATACAGAAAAGGCGGTAACAGACGATTATGTCAAGGCAGTAAACCTTAACTATCACATTAAAGCGGCGGCACAGGTAGCACAGCAGAGCTTGTATGAGATGTGCAAGGGCTTTAAAGAGATGAGGGACAGCAAGCTCTATAAGGAACTGGGGTATAGCACATTTGAGGATTATTGCAAACAGGAAACAGGACTAAAAAAAGTTCAGGTGTACAGTTACATTAAAGTTATTGAAAAGTTACCCGAAAGTTTTGTTCACTCGAGTGAACAAATCGGAGTGAAAAAGCTCTATTTTTTATCTTCCCTTTCTGAAGAAGAACGTACTGAGATAACCGAAAAAAACGACCTTGAGAACACCTCCGTCCGTGAACTTGAGCAGCAGATACGGCAGATAAGAGCGGAAAAGGACAAGGCGGTAGCTGATAAGTCAGCGGCAGAAGCCGAAGCATCCGCCGCCGCACAGCAGGCAAAGTCACTCGAAAAAGCTAAGAACGCATTGTCACAGCAGATAGCGGCGCTCGAAGCCGAGATAAAGGAGCTTGAAAACCGCCCTGTTGAAGTTGCGGTCGAGCCGGCTAAGGACGGCGTTATGGACAAGACGGCGTTTGATAATATCTGCAAAACTTACGAGCAGCAGCTTGACAAGGTGCAGGAGGACGCATTACAGGACACTATCCGCTTAAACCGTGAGCATACGGAGCAGATGAACAGTCTTAAAGCCGAAAGCGAAAAGAAACTTGAAGAACTCCGCAGTCAACTTGAAGCTGCTAAGCGTGAGCAGTCGGAACTTACAGTGAGCGTACCCGACAGCAAGGAAACGTTCAAGGCATACCTTGCAACAGCTATTGATGCAGCGAAGCGGTTATGCGAGTTCATCGGCAATAATTCCGCAGACAGTAATCACGATCTGTTTGTCAGCAAAGCAAAGCAGTTTTTCGAAAAAATGACGGAGGAAATCGTATGAGCAGTACATTATATGATATAACCGGCAGATTCGCCGAGCTTTTCGATGCGTTTGACGCTATAAATGACTATGAACCGGATACCAATGCGGACGGTGAGTATATAGACGATGACGGCGAGGTCATTGCTGACCTTGAAGCATACAAGGCCGATATGCTGACGATGTGGTTTGACACTCTCGAAGGCATCGAGGGTGAGTTCGGCGAAAAGGCCGAAAACGTCGCCTGCTTCATTAAAAACCTTGAACGTGAAGCGGACAGCCACGAGCTTGAAGCTAAGGAACAGACGGCAAGAGCAAAGACAAAGCGCAAAAAGGCAGAGTTTCTGAAAAAGCGTCTGTTACAGGATATGCAGGCAATGAGGCTGAAAAAGGTCGATATGCCGAGAGCAAAAATAACGTTCTCAGAGGGACGTGACAGTGTGGTTATTGACGATGAGCGGCAGTTTATTGACTATGCCGAAGCATTCAACGAATCGCTGATAAAGTACAGCAAACCGACCATATGCAAGTCAGAGGTCAAGAAGTTGCTCGACAGCGGAGAAAAGCTCCCTGCCGTACATCTTGAGAAAAAGCCGTATATAACGATAAAGTGAGGTAGCTATGAGCAATATATTTACACCCGTAACAAGAAAGAAATCAAAGGCGAGAATTGCGGTCATGGGACCGTCGGGAAGCGGTAAAACGCTTTCGTCGCTCTATCTCGCAAAAGGCATAACGGGCAACTGGGGCAAGGTTGCCCTTATAGATACAGAACACGAGCGTGGCAGATTCTATGCCGATCGTCACGATCTCGGCACGGGAGAATTTCTCTACGCCCCGCTTACACCGCCGTATTCGCCCGAAAAGTACATAGAGTACGTCAGACAGGCGGCTGAGGCGGTCGGGGAGGACGGCGTAATAATAGTGGACAGCTTTTCACACGCATGGGATAACGAGGGCGGAGTGCTTGACATCAAATCACAGATAGCACAGCGTCAGGGAAAGAACGATTATACCGCATGGGACGAGGCAGGAAAGATACAGAACAATCTTGTCAATACCATACTGTCGGTCAACTGCCACACAATCATTACACTGCGTACCAAGATGGGCTATGCTATGGAAATCAACGACAGGGGCAAGACCGTTCCCGTCAAGATAGGACTTGCGCCGGTGCAGCGTGATAACACCGAGTATGAATTTGACATAGCATTTCAGATAAACCGTGAGCATATCGCAAGTCTTTCAAAAGACACAACATTCCTCGATAAGTGGTCGGGTGTTATCACCGAAGATTTAGGTGCTCAGCTCGGCACATGGCTCAGCGAGGGTGCAGAGCCCAACAGATGTGAAGAATGCGGCGCTGTCATTATGCCGACACCTAAGCATACGGTAGCGGAAATGGTTGAAAGCTCGGTTGCAAAATTCGGCAGAAAGCTGTGCATAGCGTGTGCAAAGAAGGAGGTCGAAAAGCAGAATGCCGCTAAGACCGTATCAGAGTGAGCTTGTCGAGCGGACAAGGCAGGCGTGGCGTGAGGGTTATCACGCTCCCTGCATTGTTCTCGGGTGCGGCGGCGGTAAGTCGGTGATAGTAGCGGAGATAGCACGGCGGACTACATTCAACGGGAAAAAGGTAATGTTTCTTGTACACAGGCAGGAGCTTGTTCAGCAGATAATAAGGACGTTCATACGCTGGGGCGTTGATATGAACTACTGTGACGTGATGATGGTGCAGACCGCAGCACGGCGGATAAAAAAACTGTCAAAGCCTGCGCTTATCATTACAGACGAAAATCACCACAGCCTTGCGCTGTCGTACAAGAAAATCTATGACGCTTTCCCCGATGTGCTTCGTGTGGGGGTAACAGCAACGCCTGTCCGCCTGAACGGTGACGGTCTGGGTGATGTCAACGACAAGCTGATAATCGGGCCGTCTACCAAATGGCTTATTGATCACAACTGCCTTGCGCCGTATGACTACTATGCGCCGTCCGTAGCCGACTTATCAGGGCTTCATATCAAAATGGGCGAGTTTGTTACGGCGGACGTTGAAAAGGCAATGATCAAAAAGGCTGTATTCGGTGATGTTATCGGATACTACAGACAGCTTGCAGACGGTAAGAAAGCCGTCTGCTACTGCTCAAGCGTTAAGCACTCGCTTGCTACCGCCGAAGCGTTCCGAGAAGCAGGCATAAACGCCGTACACATTGACGGTACAACTCCCGATGCAGAGCGTAATCGTATTATTTCGGATTTCAGAGCAGGACGGATAACGATACTTTGCAATGTCGATTTAATATCGGAGGGCTTTGACGTTCCCGACTGCGAATGTGCGATATTGCTCCGTCCCACTCAATCTCTTACGCTGTACATTCAGCAGTCAATGAGATGTATGCGCTATCGACCGGGCAAGCGTGCGATAATTCTTGATCATGTCGGCAATTACGCACGCTTCGGAATGCCCGATGATGACCGCCTGTGGTCGCTTGAAAAGCGCAAGCGCAACATAAAGAAAGAAGCTGCGGAGAATGCCGAAAAGGTGAAACAGTGTCCCGAATGTTACTATACATTCGGAGCGCCGCCACCCGGTCAGCCCTGTATCTGCCCTCACTGCGGATATGTTTTCCCGGTAAAGAGCCGTGAGATAGAAACAAGCGAAAGCACCGAGCTTATTCATATCGAGGGCTTCAGGCTGGATTTCAGCAGTCCCGATGATTGTTCGTCCTATTCCGATCTGCTTGCATACGCAAAGAAGAAAGGGTATCAGAGGGGCTGGGCGTTTTACGAAGCAAGAAAGAGAGGTTTTATCTATTGACAGAAGAACACAGTATCCAGAATGCTGTCAGACGTGCGCTGTCCGAGAACGGCTGTGTGATATTCCGCATTAACGTCGGCAAGGGCAGAACATTTGACGGCAGATATTTCGACACGGGCATACCGGTCGGATTTTCAGACCTGTTCGGCGTAAGGCAGTCGGACGGAAAGGCAATATTCATAGAGGTAAAGACAAAAACGGGACGTATTCGCCCCGAACAGAAGAATTTTATTGAAAAAATGCGTCGTTCGGGTGCTGTTGCAGGTATATGCAGAAGCACAGAAGACGCAATAAGACTTATAACGGAGGATAAATAATATGGCATTTTCACAGAACAATTCAGCGGCTACGAGTGCGCTCAAGCCCGAAGGCAGATATGAAACGATAATCACAAGCGTAGACGAGAAAACATATAAGAGCGGCAGTACATCGCTGAGCTTCAGACTGACAATAAGGAATGATATTCCGGAGCAGAAATACGGCAACGCCTGCCTGTTTTATCAGATATGGAAGGCTAAAGAACCTACAAAGGAAGACCTTGCGGTAAACGGTTATACGTTCGGCAGACTTATGGCAGTAGGCAAGGCCGCAAAGCTCACTGACGGCAAGGAATACAAGGATCTTGCGGAATACTGTGACGATCTTGTCGGCAAGTGTGTGATAGCTGTAGTAAAGCACGAAACGGACGATAAGGACACCACAAGAGAAAAGGTAAGCTATCTTGAACCGACACAGCACCCCGACTGCAAGCATAAGTTCAAGACCGCCGTGACCGCCGATACCGTATCAGCGCCGAAAAATGAGAGCTTTGCGGCAACCGCAGCAACGGAAGCAGTTACGGAAGATGACGGTGACTATCCGTTCTGATGGGGGAAATAATGTACGAATATATTCCCGATGAGCTTAAAAAGCTCTCAAACTGGGTGTGCTGGCAGGCTGTACCCGATGAGGCAGGCGGTAAGATAAAAAAACTTCCGATCAATCCTCATACGGGTGACCTTGCCCGCTCCAACGATCCGTCCACATGGTCGGATTTCAATACGGCTGTAGCGGCTTCGGCAGGTTTTGCAGGTGTCGGATTCATGTTCGGAAACTGCGAGTATTTCGGTGTGGATATTGACGGAGTGGGTGACGAGATAGCCGCATTCAAAAACGGCGAAAACAACATTATCACCGAATTTATAACAACACTCCAGTCATATACCGAGCTGTCGCAGTCCGGCAAAGGCATTCACATAATCTGCAAAGGAAATCTGCCGAAGCAGGGACGCAGACGAGGCAATGTCGAAATGTACGAAACAGGCAGATTTTTCGTTATGACGGGCAATCCGTGCGCCGAATATATGGATATAAACGAATGCACAGAGGCTATCAAGGCATTGCACGAAAAGTACATAGGCGGAGGGCGTGAGCCTTCCGCTGTACCCCGTGCTTATGTGCCGGCACTTCCGGCAACCGCAAATGATATTATTACTCTCGCCGGAAAAGCAAAGAACGCACCACGCTTCAATGCACTTATGCAGGGCGATTATTCAGGATATGTGTCACAGTCTGAGGCTGATATGGCGCTTTGTAATATGCTTGCGTTCTGGTGCAGGTGTGATGCGGATATGATGGACTGTATATACAGACAGTCGGGGCTTATGCGTGAGAAATGGGACAGACGGCAGTCGGGCAGTACCTACGGTGCAATAACGATACAAAAAGCCATAGCCGACTGTGAAAAGGTATACGAACCGGCACAGAAATCACCGCAGTTTACGGCAAGGTTCACAGGTGAAAGCTCTGTTGTACACGCAAAGCTCGATACGGCACAGGACGAGCCTGTAAAGCTGTACACATTTGACGATACAGGGAACGCAGAACGGCTTATAGACTTATTCGGCAAGGAGATCCGCTACAGTTATACAGACAAGCGCTGGCTGTATTATGACGGCAGGAAGTGGTGCTACGACAACAGCGGAACAATAGAGCGCATAGCCGATAAGGCTGTACTTGCGATGAAGGCAGAGGCTAAGGCATATGAGCAGATGGACGCTGAGGACGGCGGAGATATGGCAAAGAGCTTTGAAAAACACCTGAAATCAAGCCGAAGCAACAAATCGAAATCTGCAATGCTGAAGGAAGCACAGCATCACGTTCCGATAGTGCCGGCACAGATGGATAAGTACAAGATGGTGCTTAATACTCCGAGCGGCGTTCTTGACCTGAAAAGCGGTACGCTGAGTGAGCATAAGCCGGAAGCATATTTTACCCGTATCACGTCGGCGGAGTACACGAGCAACGCCGACTGTCCGCAGTGGCTGAAATTTCTTGACGAGATATTCGGCGGCGACAAGGACCTTATACGATATGTTCAGAAGGCGGTCGGCTATTCGCTGACAGGCTCAACGGCGGAGCAGTGCGTATTCTTCTTGTTCGGCACGGGCAGAAACGGTAAATCAACGTTTCTTGATATTATCCGTGCAATTATGGGCGACTACGCAAGCAATATCCAGCCGGAAACAATAATGGTACGCAGTAATCAGAGCAGTGCCATAAACAGCGATATAGCACGTCTTAAAGGCGCAAGGTTTGTTACGTCTGTAGAGCCTAACGAGGGCGTGCGTATCAACGAGGGTCTGCTGAAGCAGCTTACAGGCGATGATATAGTTACTGCCCGCAAGCTGTACGGCGATGAGTTTGAGTTCAAGCCCGAATTCAAGCTGTGGATGGCGACTAATCATAAGCCGATAATCAGAGGCACAGACACAGGTATCTGGCGCAGAGTGCATATGATACCGTTCACTGTACAGATACCCGAAGAAAAGAAAGACCCACGTCTTAAATATAAGCTGTGCCGTGAGCTGCCCGCTATCTTCCGCTGGGCAGTAGAGGGGTGCGTACTGTATCAGGCTGAGGGACTGCATATGCCAAAGGCGGTAGTCGCTATGGTCAAGGAGTACCGCAGAGAGATGGATGTTATCTCCGCTTTTGTCGAGGACAGGTGTACAGAGGGCAAGGACTGCTATGCGCAGGCTAACGTGCTTTATGCGGCGTATGCACAGTGGTGCGATGACAATAACGAGTATAAGATGTCAAATACGAAGTTTGGTGTTGAATTGTCGAAAAAGTATCCTAAGGTGCGAGCAAAAAACGGTAATTGTTACATCGGAATAGCTATAAGCTGAAAGGAGGGTGAAGGGTGGTGAAGGGTTTAAGGGTTTTTCTAACCTTTCATACGGAAAATGAAAAAAATAAATATATATAAAAGGTGTTGGAAAACGGGCAAAACCCTTCACCACCTTACACCGAATGATTATGAAGAAGATAAATTTCAATGATCCGGCAACATTTGAAAAGCTGGAGCATATGGCATACGAAAACACGCTTGATTATACCGACTTTCCGCCTGCCGAGTATAAATACTTCGATAAGCTGTCACAGCTTGGTAGTATCTACCGCAGCGGTCAGCTTCCGAAGGGACTTTGCAAAGAGCGTAAGGACGCATATCTTTGTGATTATCGCAAGGACGCAGACAAAGCACGGAAAAATCACGAGGCGGAGGTCGGATACCAGGAGAATATACGAAGGTCGGACGAGCTGAGATGTGAGATCAACAGCACAAGAAATCACGATGTCAAGCTGATGCTTGCGCTGAGGTGTATCGAGCTGATGACCGGCGAGGAAGGATTTGAAAGGAGAAATTTAAATGAGTAGTTTTTACGAGTGCGAAATGAGACCCGGTTGCGTTGCCAGCCACAATAGGTATGGCAGTGTTACGCTTGTCACAGCTCTTGTGACGGAAGATTATCCTCAGCTGTGGGCTGTAGAGGCAAGAGATGGTGAGTTAAAAATTGTGCGTGAGGATGATTTGTACGATTTCGGATACTATGGGGAGTGATAGAATGACAAAGCAGAAACTTAAAGATTACCGTTACACCTGCAAGTGTAGCAAGCAGGAGGAAAAATATGAGTGAATGGATAAGCGTGGAAGATAGACTTCCTGAAAAACAGTCGTGGAATCACATCGCCATCCTTGACACAAAAACAGGCAGAATCAGTGTAGAGCAAGACTTATATGCTATTGAAACGGCCGAAAAATTTAAGCAGAAAAAAGGGTTTTGCAAAGATGGAAGATTTAACGGCCGTGAAGTCGTCATTGCTTGGATGCCGTTTCCTGAACCGCCGATAAGTAAGCAGGTAACGAGTAGTAAACGCAAACCCGCAACCGAAACCTGCCTGTTCTGTGGGCGCAAAATTCCTGACAGAAGCAACGCAGACACAATCAGAGAGTTTGTCTGCCGTTTTCAGCAGACGGCAAGTGAATCGACAACGACATTACTTGGCACAAGCATTGTAACTTACAGAATATCGCCAGAGGAGCTTGAGGAACTTATGGATAATATGATAGCGGAGGTAATTGGAGAAGATAGCATGATGAAAGCTTGGTTTGCAAAAGAAACTGTTAATTTTAGGGCAACAGTCGTCTTTGCTGAAACACGAGACAAAGCAAAATCAGCCGCATTAATTACCGATTGCTGTGAAGGTGCAAATTTCTGCGATATTGAAGTAAGACGAGTACCGCAAATGGACAAGTATTACGTCGAAGGTAAAACAGAAATGGACTGGTCAGATCCGAAAGACAGAGTTGCTTTAGTAAAAGAGTGCGGTTTTTGTTGTAGACATCCGATAGCAGAAGATTGCAAATCCTGTCCTGCAAAAGATTTTTGCGATGAGGCAGTTCAGAAAGAGGAGGAAACATGACCAAACAAGAACTCCACAGCATCCGTTCGCTCCGTGACGAGATAAAATTCTGGGAACGGGCGCTTGAGCGTATAAGAAATAAATCTCCTGTCGGTTCTCCGCAGTTTGATACTATACCCTGCAACAGCGGAATAAGCAACAGGGTACAGGACAGAGTGGAAAACACGAGGTCGATCGAGGAAATAATAGCGGAGAAAAAGGCAGAGCTTGAAGCGAAGGAGCGTGAGCTTATCGAGTACATAATGACGGTTGATGACAGCCTTGTGCGCAGGGCTATGTATCTGCGCCACGTCTGCTGTAAAAGCTGGAATGCCGTTGCTATGGATATAGGCGGGGACAACACAGCCGATACGATACGGATGGCTCACGATCGCTTCGTCAAGAGAAATCTGTAAAGCTGTTCGTTTTGTTCGTTTTTTCTGTGGTATAGTGTAAAATGAAGAAGAAAAGAAAGACAATAAGTTTTCCTCCTGAAGCCCGGCACAACGGTGTCGGGTATTCTTATACCCAAAAGAAAGGACGGTGTACCGCCAATGACCGAAAGACAGAAGAAATTTTCCGAATATTACGCTCAGTGCGGTAACGCCGCTCAGAGTGCAATACAGGCGGGATACAGCGAGAAATACGCAGGTCAGAACGCTGACAAATTACTAAAAAATACTAACATAGCAGACTATATCCGTGAATTAACCGAAGCCGCCCAGACTGCCCGAATAATGACGGCAAGAGAACGTCAGGCGATACTTTCCGATATAGCTAAGGATAAACATAACAAGCTGTCGGACAGAATACGGGCAATAAACACGCTGAATAAGATGACGGGGGAGTATGTTGTGAAGGTCAGCATTGACGGAGATGTGGGAGTGAAGATAGTTGACGACTGTTAGGCTCAGCGAGGTTATTGCGCCCTCGTTCTACGATTTGCACAAGGACATCAAACAGGACAAGCACACCCACTACTGGCTTAAGGGCGGCAGAGGCTCAACGAAATCCTCTTTTGTTTCTGAGGAACTGATCACCGGCATTATGCGAAATTCCGAAGCAAATGCGGTTGTTATCCGCAAAGTGGGCTTGTATCTTAAGGACAGCGTTTATGAGCAGCTCCTGTGGGCAATATCAAAGCTCGGAGTAGAACGTTACTGGCAGGAAAAGCTTTCACCCCTTGAATTGGTTTACGTTCCGACAGGTCAGCGCATTATCTTCCGCGGAGCCGATAAGCCTAAAAAGCTGAAATCGACTAAGGTGAGGAGCGGATACATTCGGTATGCCTGGTATGAGGAAACTGATGAATTTAACGGTATTGAGGAAATCCGCACGATAAATCAGTCCCTGCTGCGCGGCGGAGAAACTTTCACGGTTTTTTACACATTCAACCCGCCAAAATCGCAGCGTAATTGGATAAACAGCGAGGTGCTTGTTCCCCGTTCGGACAAGATAGTGCATCACAGCGACTATCGTTCTGTGCCGGCAGAATGGCTCGGAGAACAGTTTTTGATTGAAGCAAAGCACCTTGAGCAAACAAAGCCGGAGCAGTACAGGCATGAATATCTCGGAGAGGTGACCGGCACAGGCGCAGAGGTGTTCACAAACATTACTATCCGTCCTATTACTGACGAGGAAATAAAGTCATTCGATCATATCAAGCGTGGTATAGACTGGGGTTACGGCGCAGATCCGTTTGTATATATAACAGCTCATTTCGACAGCAAGCGAAATAGGCTGTTTATTTTTTACGAATTTTTCAGGTGCGCCGCAAAGTATGACGTTATTGCAAATGCAATCCGCAAGGAGAACACGCAGAACGGTACAATCATTGCCGAGTCTGCCGAGCCACGCTCAAACGATGAGCTTCGGGACAGGGGTTTTCGCATAAGGACGGCGGTAAAAGGTCCCGGAAGCGTCGAGCACGGTATAACGTGGCTTCAGAACCTCGAAGAAATCGTTATTGACGGCACACGTTGCCCGAACGCCGCCCGTGAGTTCAACGAATATGAACTTGATCGTGACAGCAGGGGAGAACTGAAAGCGGACTTCCCCGACAAGAACAATCACACCATAGACGCTATCCGTTATGCCCTTGAGGACTATATCGGCAGGAAGATAGTGAAATCAACGCTCAGCAAGCGAAAATTAGGAATCTATTAAGGAGATTTTATGATAACATCACCGATTTTCACAACGGACAAAACGGCGGAGATGATAACGCCGAAAATAGCACGGGATTACATAGAAAAGCACGATAAGTACGAAATGCCACGCCTTACGATGCTGGATAATTACTACTCTGGCAGACAGCATATCTGCGACAGACGTAAAAGTGACGATATGCTGTGCAACAACCGTGTTATGATAAACCACGCCGCATATATCGCAAAGTTTACATCTTCGTATCTGATAGCTACTCCTGTTTCTTACAGCGGTAAAGATGATACGGATATTACGGCAATAACCGATTGCCTTTCTTATGCTGACAGCAGTACGCAGGACGCAGATCTTGCACTCGATGCCGCAATATTCGGCAGAGCATACGAACTTATCTATATGGACACTGACAGCCGTCCGAAGCTTGCCCGTATCACTCCGCTGTCCGCATTTGTCGTTTATGATGAGACTGTAGAACAAAATCCAGTATTTGCGGTGTATTACTATCCAGTTTTCGAGCCGGGCAACAGTACGCCTGAGTGCTTCAAGTGTCAGCTTATGACCGATACGATAACGCAGGACTTTGAGCTTACAAGCAACTTCGGACTTAAATCGGAGGGCGAGGCAGTACCGCACTATTTCGGCAAAGTGCCGCTGAATGAGATTTATAATGACGGTCAGCGACAGGGCGATTTTGAGCAGGTTATAAGCCTTATTGACGCATATAACACGTTGCAGTCAGACAGGGTTAATGACAAGGAGCAGTTTGTTGACAGCCTGATGTACATTAAAGGTCAGATACTCGGTGAAACCGACGATGAGAAGGCTGAAACCTACAGCGATATTCAGCGCAACAGGGTCGTTGAGCTGTCGCAGGACGGCGAAATAGGCTTTCTGACACGGCAGTTTGATGAAGCAAGCGTGGAAGTGCTGAGAAAGAGTATTGTTACCGATATTCACAAGATTTCTGGCGTACCCGATATGTCGGACGACAATTTTGCGGGTAACGCTTCAGGGGTGGCAATGAAATATAAGCTCCTGAACCTTGAGCAGATTACCAAGACGAAAGAGCGGTATTTCACAGAAGGCTTACGTTACCGCCTTGAGTGCCTTTCCAACATAATCAGTATAAAAGGCGGTCATATCGACCCGAAGCTGATAGACATAACCTTTACACGTTCACTTCCTCAAAATGAGCTTGAATTATCCCAGGTGGTGGCAACGCTTGACGGTAAAGTGCCGCAGGAAACGCTGCTCTCGCTCCTGCCGTTTGTTAAAGATCCTCAGAGTGCTGCAGAAGAACTCCGACAGCAGAAGCAGGACGCTATAGCGGCACAGCAGCAGATGTTTATGAACACACCGCTTGCAAGGAGCGAAAGCAATGAAGAATCCGAGTAAGAAATATTGGGAGGACAGAGCCGCAGGACGAATGGTAAGCTACACGGCAAAAGCGGAAAGCACCGCCGATACTCTCGGCAAGGCTTATTACGCAACAGCACGGTATCTGCAAGGGGAGGCAAATGACGTTTTTAATGCCTTTACAGATAAGTTTGAACTGAGTATTGCCGAAGCCAAAACAATGCTCAAAAACGCACCGGGCAAGTCTATGTTTGAACAGATGAAGACCGCTCTTGCCACCTGCACCGATGAGCAGAGAAAGCAGGAGCTTGAAACGCTGTTGTCTTCACCCGCATACGCCCACAGAATAGGACGGTTGAATGATCTTGACAGCAAGATAAGTGATATGTGCTCACGCCTTGCAAACGCCGAAATAGGCGTTGATACAGCGCATCTGGGCGATATAATTCAGAGTGCGTATATGCAGACGGTTTTCGATGTGACGAAGGGTGCGGATTATCGTGCGGCTTTTGATTTAATTCCCGAAAGCCGTGTTAAAGCTATTCTGTCTACCAACTGGAGCGGTCAGATGTTCTCCCAGCGTGTCTGGGATAACACAAACGCACTTGCAGACGGACTGAAGCACGATATGCTTGTGGGCATTATGGCAGGAAAGTCCGAGCAGCATATGGCGGACGATATAATGAACCGCTGCGGTGTCGGCGCTTTCGAGGCACGCAGGCTTGTCCGGACGGAAACCACCTGCGTTGCGAATATGGCGGAGCTGTACGGCTACAAGGAGCTTGACATTGACGAATACGAGTTTTCCGCCTGCCTTGACAGCCGTACAAGCGATCTATGCCGTGAGCTTGACGGTAAGGTGTTCAAGCGTAACAGCGCACAGGCAGGTGTAAATCTTCCGCCTATGCACCCGTTCTGCCGTTCTACAACGCTCCCTGTTCTGCCGAGCGAGGAGGATCTTGATAAAGAGCTTGCCGAACTGGGCGATGAGATAGGCGCAGATGTTGACTTTGACGAGTGGGAGCGGAACTTACAGCAGGGCGAGGACGGCAAGTGGCGGTACGTTGCAGGAAGTGAGGGTAAACCGATGAGGTTTGCAGGGGATGGTGTTGATTATATGTCAAAATCATTCAGACCTGATTATTCTGATAGTACGCCTATTTCCTTTAGCACGTCCGATGGAATCAAAAATATTGAAGTGAAAAAAGTCACCAATAGCCAATTTGATATGGTAACAGATAACGCTAATCGCAGGAATAAAGCTGTAAGGCTTGCAGAAAAGAATTTAAAAGCCGTTAAGAAAATGTTACCGGAAGGCTATGTAATGCCCAAAGTTGCTGTCGTAGATTTTGATAAGTGCGGTTTAAATGTTCAGGCAATAGGCGGATACGATAAAGAAACAGGCATATTGTATCTGAACAGCAAATATAACACATCCGGTAAGATTTTAGACTTTGTAAATGAAAAAGCGGGGTATTTTGCTAATAATACAGAATTTGCTCCGATTTTGCATGAACTTGGGCATAAATATTATGAGGACTGCGTGAAATCCCTTGCAATTTCAGAAAATATGGAGTATAATAAAGCAAAGAATATAATCGATAGCAAGCTATATGATTATGTTCATTCTAAAAATAACGATGGTTTGTTTTTGAAGAAAAACATAAGTTGTTATGCAGATGACGGATTCTATAACAAAAAATATACTGAGATTGTTGCAGAATGCTTTTCTGCGCAAAAAGAAAATATCTTTGCGAACGAAATTATAAACATACTTAGAGGTGATGGCATATGATGATTAAATTTACGAAAGAACAGGTTGAATTATACGATAAACTAGAAAAAACAACCGACACCGACGAAATAAAAAAAATTAGGAAACGACTCCACGAAATATCTATTGAACGTGACAAAGAACTAGAGAATTGCCCTTTTGTTCATTAATTTGTTACTTGACTTTTATGTGTTTAACCGCCCACAGCAGTGAGCGGTTTTGTTATATCTGCTTATTGATTATCATACATATGTGAAACTCAACAATGTTAATGTTGTAGAATTGGACAATTTCAACAAAAAAGTCAAAACGGTATTGACGTTCGACATCGAATGTGATATATTTATCGCAGGAGGTGAAAAAGTGTCAGATGTAAGAAAAGTGTTTATAACCCGTGAAGTAGCTGATGAACTGAAGCTAACTCCGACATATCTTATAAAACTCGGCAAAAAGATAAAGTTGAGCGAAGCAGAAATGAGAGAAGCAGGGAATAGAAATTATTTATTCAGTGAAGAGGCTGTTCAGAAGTTAAAAAATGCTAAACAACAAAAATAACGGCAACGCCGCACCGTAGGAAGTAAAGCGTTACCGTTATCCACCAGACAGATTGCTCTATCTGAAATCTATTATACTCGGATAGAGCCTTCCTGTCAAGTTAGAAAGGAAGTAATATTATGAGTAATTTAATGGAACTCGAAGAAGCTACGAACAAAAAACACGGCTATTGCGCAGGGTATTGAGCTGATGAGGCTTGCCGCTATGGCTGATGAAGAAGTTGAATTGTCAGAGTTCACTGATTTCATTCATTATCTCGCTATGATTGCGACTAAGAATGCAGATAATCTTGAGAGAATCAAAAATACGGCGTTTAAAGAAGCAAGAGAAAGCAAGGCTAACGATAAAAAGGCGGTGAGCGCATGAACGAGTTGCAGACATTCGATTATAACGGCTCACAGGTCAGAACGGTGGAAAAAGACGGTGAAACTTGGTGGGTGCTTACAGATGTATGCAGAGTACTTGAACTTTCAAACCCTCGTATTGTTGCTGACCGTCTTGATGAAGATGAACGACGTAAGTTAGACTTACGCCGTCAAGGTTCTACTTGGGTTATCAACGAAAGCGGATTATACAATGTGATTCTTCGTTCCGATAAGCCGCAGGCAAAACCGTTTCGTAAATGGGTGACTTCCGAAGTCTTACCGACAATAAGAAAGACGGGTCAGTATAATGCAAAACCGAACAAGGCGCTTGAGATAAAGGAAACCAATGCAAGAGTGCGGTTATCAAATGCGTTTTTAAAACTCGCAAAAGTTGATACGCTTTCTTCGGAATACAAAAATATACTGGTAGCGAAAGCCGCCGAAGCGTTGACAGGCTTTCAGCTTATACCGCTTCCCCAGTCGGAACAGAAGATGTATACCGCTACCGAAATAGGAGAGATGTTCGGCGTATCAGCTCAGAGAATCGGCAAACTGTCGAATCAGTACGGTATGAAAACCGAAGAATACGGTACTTGGTATCGTTCCAAATCACAGTACAGCAATAAAGAGGTTGACAGCTTTATGTATAATGACAAGGCTGTGGAACGCTTTAAGACGTTAATTTAAATCAATCAATTTAATAATTATACCGCCCCTTTTGGAGCGGTATTTTTATACCCAAAAACAATTTATTCCGAACGTTGTGGGCAATGAACGCAGTGGGCGGAGAAAGGACAGAAACATGAACAACAGAAGAATTTTCATCGGCTTACAGCACTTCGCAGAGGGCGAGGGGGACGGTGGTACAAGCGCAAACGTTCCCGGCAATCAGACTGCCGATAACGGCGGTGACGCTCAGGATAACGCATCGCAGAAGCCAACCTTTGACGATATGTTAAAGGACAAGGATATGCAGTCTGAGTTTGACAAGCGTGTAAGCAAGGCACTGGAAACAGCAAAAACAAAGTGGCAGAAGGACGCAGACGAGAAACTCTCGGAGGCGAAGAAGCTCGAAAAAATGAACGCAGAGCAGAAAGCCGAGTACCAGCGTAAGCAGACTGAGGAAAAGCTTGCAAAGCGTGAGGCGGAGGTTACAAGGCGTGAGCTTATGGCGGAAGCTAAGGTACAGCTTGCGGATAAGGGACTTCCTGTAGGGCTTGCCGCTGTGCTTGATTATACCGGTGCGGATGAATGCAAGACAAGCATTGAAACGGTCAGCAAGGCATTTGCCGAAGCCGTTGAATGTGCGGTCAACGAAAGAATGAAGGGCAATCCGCCGAAAATAGGCGCATCGGGCAAGGGCAAAGCTGAACCTGCCTCTCTTGCCGAAGCCCTGAGAATGAAGCAGGCAGGAAAATAATCAGAAAGAGGTAAAAAATTATGGCAATCACACTTGCAGAAGCAAAAGTCGGTATGGCTGATAAGGTGGATCAGCAGGTAATCGACACATTCAGACGTTCAAGCCTTCTCCTTGACAGACTTGTATTTGACAATTCAATTTCACCCGGCACTAACGGTTCAACGCTGTCATACGGATATGTACAGCTAAAAACACCTGCTACCGCTTCGGTGCGTACCATAAACAGTGAGTACACGGCAAGCGAAGCAAAGAGAGAAAAGAAAACGACTGAAGCGGCAATCATGGGCGGTTCGTTTGAGGTTGACAGAGTTATAGCCAACACAAGCGGCGCAGTTGATGAACTCGCATTCCAGGCAGAGCAGAAGATAAAGGCAACATCCAACTATTTTACGAACCTTGTTATTAACGGCACATCTGCCGCTTCGGGCGCAGGCTATGTAACAGGCACGTTTGACGGATTAAAGAAGATACTTTCAACAGCAGACACAAAGGTAACGTCAACGGCGGACCTTTCAACATCGGAACTTACCGATACTAACTATAATGCGTTCCTTGATGAGCTTGACAGCTTCCTTTCACTGCTTGACGGCAAGCCCGATATGCTCCTTATGAACGGAAAAATGCTGGCAAAACTCAGAGCGTGTGCAAGGAGAGCAGGCTATTACAGCAGAAACGAAGATTCATTCGGTACTCCTGTTGAATACTACAACGGTATAGCACTGCTCGACTGCGGTGAATACTACAACGGTACGGCTTCGGTAGATATTGTTGACACAACAACACCTTCAACTACCGCTTACGGTACAACGGATATTTACGCAATAAAGATAGGTCTTGACGCTTTTCACGGTATTTCGCCTACAGGTACAAAGGTAATATCCTCTTATATGCCCGACCTTACAGCGCCCGGAGCGGTAAAGAAAGGTGATGTTGAGCTTATCGCCGGTGTTGCGCTCAAAAACACCAAAAAAGCAGGTGTGCTGACCGGCATTAAGATACTGCCTAAGTCAACATCGTAAGGAGAAACGCAATGACAGCACTGGAAACGCTTAAAATCCGTCTTGGCATTTCCGATGAAAAGCAGGACGGACTGCTTGCCGTGCTTCTTGACAATGCAGAGGACACTATCCTTGACGTTATCGGCAGAGATGAGATGCCTGCAAGGCTTATCAGCGTGCAGACAGAACTTGCGGTTATAGCCTATAACAGACAGGGAGCAGAGGGAGAAACCGCTCGCAGCGAGGGCGGTATTTCCCGTTCCTTTGTATCCGATCTGCCGCCCGATATGCAGAAACGATTACAGAATTATCCCAGAAAGGTCGGTGTTATCCGTGCGAATGATGACGGTTGATACAAGAACGCTTGCGGTGTATCGCAAGGTATCAAAGAAAAGCGACTATGTGGGAACGGTATCGGAGCTTAAACAGGTAGCGACAATATCCGCTGTTGTAAAGCCGGTAACCGACAGCGTTTCTGTCGAGCTGTACGGCGAGAGAATACACGGTATGCTGACGATAGCAACAACGGATAAAGACACGCTTAAAGTCGGAGATATAGTAAGGTGTGACGGAGCAGATTATAAGATACTCTCCGTTGCACATTACACTATGCACGACAGCGCAACGGCAGAAAGGACATAAGCATGGAAGTATCAATCGAAGGACTTGAAAGTTTAATGGCAAAGCTCAGACGGCTCGGCGGAAGCGTAGATGCGGCAATGAATAAAGGCTTAGGCAGAGGAGCACAGAAGATAAAGCGTGACGCTAAAAAGAACTGTCCTTACGATACCGCAAGATTGAAAAATAGCATTGAATGTACAAATCAGGAGTTTCATTCTTTCAGCTATGCAGACAATAAAAAGAATGAATATACCGGCAGTGTGTCAGGCGGTGGCTTTAAATGTTGGGTGGTAGGTACAAACGTTGAATATGCCATGTTTGTAGAGTTCGGCACAGGTCAGCTCGGCGCACCGGGTGTACCTCACACGATGCAACCGTGGACTTGGCGTGATGCGGACGGCAATTATCATACAACGTATGGTGCGCCTCCCAGACCGTACCTATATCCTGCATTATTGAGTAACAGAGAATATGTTTTTAAAATGTGCCAGTCAGAACTCAGAAAAGCGATAAGGAGCGCAATGGCATGATAGATATTATACCCACAATTGCTGATATGCTTGCCGATATAGGCACGGTGGAATTGCAGTTTCCCGACACCACAGCCGATTTTCCCGTCATTACGTTAAGTGAGATAGCAAATCAGAGCGATACCATACTTCACGGTGCGGAGCGGCTGTCGGTTATCACGGTACAGATTGATGTATGGGATAAGGCGGACACGCCTGCTGTTGTAGCCGATATGTCGGCACGGATAAGCGCTGTAATGGTATCAAAAGGCTTTCGCCGTATATTCGGACAGATGATGCCCGACGGCGAATTACAGCGTAAATGTATGCGGTTTTCCGCAAAAATAGATGAACTGAATCACAGGGTTTATAACTCTTAGACAGAGGAGAAAAAAGTATGGCATTAGTACCGGCAGTTTTATACAAAGATGAAATCAAAAAGCAGATATTATATCACGCTTATGATGACGAGATGTTCTTATACACAGGAACAGTCGGCTTCAGTTCTCCGGAAATATCGGATGATGGAGATGGCACTGTATATCAGTATGCTATAGTAGATAGAAAAAAGCTAATAGGCTATTTTTCTTATTTTCTTGATATGTATTCTTCTAATGCGAATTGTTTTAGCCTTTTTTCTTTTGATAAGGGAAATCCAATAATCGGAATAAGTGTTTTCAGAGAATTGGAAAAACTGATTAATTCATTTCATGTTCATCGTTTGGAATGGAGAATGATCGAAGGAAACCCAGTACAAAGGCATTACGACAGATTCTGTCAGAAGTACAACGGGAAAAAGCATATACTTAAAGATGCTATTCGAGATAAACAGGGTGTATATCACGCTGATGTTATTTATGAAATTATAATTTGATGCACAAAAAAATCACATTTACGTTTAAAACAGTACTGTGAAAGTGCAGTTTATACAGAAAGGAAAAATCAATATGGAACTTTTATCAAAAGGCACAAAATTACAGTATGCCGACACAAAGGCAGGCACATATAAGACGCTGTACGGCTTACAGTCAACTCCCGATATGGGCGGCGATCCCGAAAAGGTCGATGTAACGAACCTTGCGGACGGTGCGAAGCGTTACATACCCGGTGTCAAGGACTACGGCGATCTGGACTTCACGTTCTTTTATAACGATGAAGATGAAAATCCTGCCGTGTCGGAAGCGGACGTAGCGGCGGCGTATTCCACGCTGAGAGCGTTACAGACATCGAACGCAACAGTGTGGTTCAAGCTGATTTATCCGGATAATACGGGCTATCAGTGGAGCTCGAAAGTGTCGGTAAAGCGTTCTGCGGCAGAGGTCAATGCGGCGCTGAAATTCACGCTCAGAAGCACACCTCTTACAGAGCTTGAGGACGTAACTGCTGCGGCATAGCTTGACATTTATAACCCTTCGTGATATTATAGATACAAATATAGTATCACGGAGGGAATATAATGACTAAGCAATTAGAAAACTACCTTAACCACTACAACTATGTTGTAGGTGAACCTTGCGGCGAAAACGTACAGGCGGCTTGTGCCGAAATAAAAGCAAGCGGCGGAGAATTGCCCGATAACGTATATTTCTGCGTCAAGGAGAACAAGTACTACGAGATTAAGTCAAACGATGAAATCACGCAGTTATTACTTATCGAGAATGCAAGAACAAATGACAAGCTCGAACAGCTTGTAAGCGAGCTTGAGGGTGAACACGCACAGCAGGCAAGAATGAGAAAAGATGTGAAGTCAATCAAAAGCGTAGCGCTTTTCTTTCTGATTATCTCGATAATCGGTTTTGCTGTAATGTTCCTTAACATAGCGAGTATCGCACGAATATTGCATTGATGAGTAAGCGGTGAGGTATAAGATTAAGCACATCTGAGAGGGTGTGCTTTTCTTATGCAAAAAATCAAACGGAGGATATTAAAATGGAAGAAAATAGATTACCCTATGAAACACTGAAAATCGGTGACACTGAGTACAAACTCAAAATCTCGGCTGCATCGGCAATCGAGATCGAGAAGAAAACAGGCAAGTCGCTTGTTGCGGGTATGGCGGATTTTGATAAGCTCGAAACAGTGACGCTGTATCTGTGGGGCGCATTAAATCGCTTCCAGGCGAATATTGACGTCAGAAAGGCGCAGGAGATCTATGACGATTATATAGACGCAGGCGGCGACCTTTCGGATATGGCGGAAATACTCTTCAAGACGCTTACGGTGTCGGGTTTTTTCAAGCGTCAGCAGGCAGAAAAACTGCTGGCGCTCGCAGAAAAGGCAGAGAGTGGAGCAGTGCAGGAGAGCTGATAACTAATCTTTACCGCCCGGCACTGTCGGTAGGAATAACACATAAAGATTTCTGGGACTTATCGGTACGGGAAATAACGCAGGCGATACAGGCAAAAAATGAATACGACAAGGCACACACCGAGCTTAACGAACGCTTGATGTGTGCCTTTGCTTATAGCATCGGTCAGCTTGTTGCCATAGGTGTCAACGCACCAAGGCAATATCCGCACAGCATAGAAAAGGCATTTCCTAAGCTGTACGGACGTGATAAGTCGGAGGGAATACCTGTGTCGGACTGGGAGGTATCAAAGCAGAATATGGCTGAATATGCGGCGGCTACGAAAGGCAGGTACAGTAAGTGACAGTAGAAGAACTGAACGTTATAGTCAGTGCAAACAAGGATGATTTTGACCGTAAGATACGAATGGTGAATGAAAACCTTGTGAATGTAAAAAAGCAGGCGGAAGACACCTCTGCCGGAACGCTGAGTGCTTTTAAGACACTTGCTTCTGGATTATCTGCGCTCGGTATAGGTGCAATGATAAAGAATGCTATCAGCCTTGCAGGTGACCTCCAGCAGAACATAGGCGGTTCGGAGTCGGTATTCAAGATTTATGCCGGCACGATTCAGAAAACCGCAGAAACTGCCGCTTCTTCGCTTGGACTTTCACAAAGCAAATATCTTGCAACTGCTACAAAGATGGGTGCGCTCTTTCAGGGCTCGGGCTTTTCGGTAGCACAGTCTGCCAATATGGTAACGCAGTCTATGCAACGAGCGTCTGATGTGGCGAGTATTATGGGCATATCCGTTGACAGCGCAATGGAAGCGGTCACAGGTATGGCTAAGGGCAACTTCACAATGATGGATAATCTCGGTGTTGCCATAAACGACACGAACCTGCAGATATACGCACAGGAAAAAGGTCTTGGAAAGCTTGAAACCACACAGCAGAAGGTCAATGCCGCTATGCAGATGTTCCTTGATAAGTCGGACTATGCGGCAGGAAACTACGCAAAGGAAAACGATACCTATTCGGGTGCACTTGCGACATTCAAGGCAGAACTTGAGAATTTTGCCGCAGAAGCCGGTACAGCACTCCTGCCGCTCGCTCAGAACGTCCTTCCTGTGCTGTCAAGCTCACTTAATGCATTAAAGCCCGTGATAATGACGGTAGCAGAAGCTGTCGGAGGGCTTGGTGGTATTGTAGCGGATATACAGGCAAAGGTCGAAGCGGCAACACCTGCACAGCGGACAATGCTGAAAATTGCTATCGGTATGGCTGTGGCAATACCGGCTGTAACAGCGGCAACAAGGCTTATGAGAGCCGCAAAACTTGCATATACCGGCGTACTGAACATACTTATACCAAAGCAGTTGACGTATGCGAGCGCATTAAAGGCAACTATGGGCTGGATAGGAATAATAGTCGGTGCGCTGGCACTGCTTGGCATAGCCACGAATAAAGGCACTGAGGGCATAGACGACAATTCCGAAAAGCTGAAAGAAGAAAATGAAGCGGCAGACAAAGCGGCGAAAGGCGTTGATGATGTCGCAGAAAGCACAGATAATCTTACAGACAGCGTAAAACGCAGTCTTGCAGGTTTTGACGAGCTTAACAGACTGTCGGGAAATTCCGGTACGCTTGCTTCAAGCGTGGTATCAAGCGATGATGTGGATAATGCGGAGAGCCTTGCTGATGCGCTGAGTGATGTGCAGGAGAAGACTAAAAATATAGATTTAGGTTCGTTATCATTTGATATTGATTTTTCTAATATCTGGGGCGAATTAAACAAGCTCTTGGGAAAATTGAAAAGCGGTGAAATAGGTAATTCTATTAAATCATTATTTAACAATCTTAGCACTACGTTAAAGCCTTTCTTTGACGGAATAGATGAAATGTTTGGTTTTAATCTTGATAAATGGCTCAAGGATTTAGGCAATTTTATCGGTGACATAGTTACGGACATCAGCAATGGAGATATAGACAAGGCGATTGATGATGTATTTGCATTTGTAAAAAATTCGTTTATTAATATAGCACCCAGTATAACTACAATTTGTAGCAAAATCATCGGTGAAGTTGACAAACTGCTTGGCACATCATTTCAAAAGTCATTTGACAAATGTGCTGAGTTATGCTATCAGGCAGGTGTAATGCTAAGTAATGTAATAAATGATACTGCCGGTAAGACGGAACGTAGTCAGAAATATAACACCACATACAGCGAAATGCTGACGTATATGCGGGATTGGATGGTGAAAAACGACAGCACAAGTGCAGATGACGCATATGGCGAAACAGTCAGTCATTTTAACATTAACAATGACGAAGAACTGAAAAAATGGTTTGATGAAGGCAATTACGGTGCTTCACTTTATGAGTTTGCAAAAACAACGGCTATGCGCATAAAAAATGACGAGGTTGACCCTGTTCTTAAGCGTCGTCTAAAAGGGCAGTCTACATGGGCAGATATAAGTTCACTCGGCATTCTCGGTTACGCCGACGGCGGTTTCCCCGACTATGGCGACTTATTCATAGCTAACGAAGCCGGCCCTGAGCTTGTCGGCACTATCGGCAACCGTACCGCAGTTGCGAACTCGTCAAGCATAGAAACAGCAATATATAATGCTGTACGCTCGGCTATGTATGATAGCAACACAGGCGGTCAGACCGCAGATATACACGTCACGGTCGATATAGACGGAGACACGGTCGGTGAAGCCGTAGCACGCTATAATGCCGTCAGAAACCGCAGACTTAACGGAAGGAGTTAATATGCAGACACTTATAAAATTCGGCAGCTTCACGCCGATTTCGCCACGCTCATACGCTGTACAACGTTCCGACCTTGACAGCGAGGACAGCGGCAGAAGCGAAACAGGCAAGATGTTCCGCAACCGTATCAGAGCGGGCGTGTATAAGATACAGGTAACTTGGAGGGTGAACAGGTCGCAGCTTTCCGCTATAGCAAATGCGATTTCTCCCGATTCGTTTTCTGCAACATTTTTCGACCCGACCACAGCAAGCACAAAGACCTGCACGATGTATGCCGGCGACAGAAGCGCAACTATGGTACTTAACGCCGACACTGCCGCAGAAACGCTGTGGGATTTAAGCGTAAACTTTATCGAATATTAAGAGGTGATTCTATGCTTGATGTATCAGCCGCTTACACGGCGGCTATTAAGGATAAAAACCGCACAGACCGCATTACCGGCGCAATTAAACTCTGTGACGGCGAAACGATAAACATAACCGATGATATTATCGTGAACAACAGCGTCACCCTGAAAGAACAGCTTGTATCGGGTGATACTTTTGAAATAGGTACGTTCTACACAAATCAGCTTGATATAACGGTGTATGACAATAACTTTTTGTCAAGGACTTATGCGAATGCAAGGATAACGCCGAAATACGAAATACAGCTTGCCGATGGGACTTGGGAAAGTGTTCCGCTCGGAATATTTACGGTAGATAACAGCCTTACAAAGCGTAAGGGCAGTATTCACAAGCTGACCGCTTTTGATGACAGCACAAAGTTTGACGTTGATATATCGGTGTATTCGGGCGGAAAAAAGACGGTGCAGCAGCACATAAAGGATCTTGCCGCAGATGTCGGAATAACGCTTGTTACTACAGATTTCAGTTCATATCCGAACTATGATTTGACAGTGGATTCAACGGTTTCTTCGTCCGTGCAGACGTACCGTGATCTTATCGAGTGGTGCTGCGCACTTATGGCGTCATCGGCAAGAATCAACAGGTACGGCAAGCTCGAAATTGTTAAACTCAAGGAAAAGAAAAAAATCGTTGACGGTGCGCTTGTATACGATGCAGACTACACTGTCGAGGGCTATGAGCGTACCGGCACGGAGTTTTTCGACCTCAGAGCGCTGACGAAGTATTTTTCTACTGCTTTTGATGGGGAACCGTATGTTTACAAAAATCATGCGGTGCTTACATTACCGGATGCCGCTGCCCGAAACGCCACAATGTTTATACCGGAAAATCCGCTTTTGCAGTCTGTATCAGACGCCGAGCGTAAGACAGCTTTTGAAACGTGTGTGAACACGATTTATATCGCACTGCGCCGTGTGGAATTTTCTTTCAACGGAAATCCTGCTATTGAGTGCTTTGATACGCTGTTCGGTAATGGCGGAAAGATAGATATAAACGGCACAATAGCTTTCTTCCCGACTTTGCTTGTATGGAAATACAGAGGGGCACATAAGGTAAGCTGTGCGTTTGCGGAACTGACGGATGAGGCAACAGAGAGCGCATCTGAGGCGGCAATATCAGTGGTGAATGCGAGCACAATAAACAAGATGCCTGTGCAAGTAAAAAGCAAGACGGAAAAACGTCTTGATGGGGTGGGTAAAACGGCTTTTGATGCCAGCAGTGTCGGCAAGTTCACCGCTACCGGCATCGGCTGTGAGATATTCAACGACTATGAAAATAATATCGCAAGCTCGCTTTACGCACACGCTGAAGGAAACGGCACGAAGGCAACAGCACCAAGCACTCACGCCGAAGGGAACAGCACCACAGCAAGCAGCACATACGCACACGCTGAAGGATACGGCACCACAGCAAGCGGAACAAGCTCGCACGCTGAGGGAGAAAACACCACAGCAAGCGGCGCATACGCACACGCTGAAGGATACGGCACTGTTGCAAGCGGCGGATACAGCCACGCAGAAAACAGCAATACAACGGCAAGCGGTTGGTACAGCCACGCAGGCGGTATTAACAGCGAAGCGAAAGCAGAAGCGTCCTTTGCTCACGGTATGTATGCGGTATCCGATTATCGAGGCGGGGCGGCTTTTGGCATAATGAACAAGACTAAGGACGCCCTTTTTGTTGTCGGAAACGGCTCACCGAGAGGAAGTTACGAAAGCGATGCACTGGTGCTTGACGATGGCGGGAATCTGTGGGTGGCGGGTAGTATAAAGTGCGGCGGTGGCAGCGGAGGTTATACCTTGCCGCCTGCAACAGCCGACACGCTCGGCGGCGTGATGATAGGGGATAATATATCGGTAACGGCTGACGGGGTTATCTCGGTGAATCTGTCGGCATATCTGAAAAACACGGATATAGCGGACTGGGCAAAAGCTGAAAGCAAGCCTGCTTATACGGCAAGCGAGATAGGGCTTGGCAATGTAGACAACACCGCAGATATAGACAAGCCGATATCTA